GTGTAAATACACCCGAGTTCATTCCAGAGCCCCGACACTTGTCTTTCTTCTGGAACGTCCGGTATCCACCGGATAAGGTCGCCTGGCTACCGTCCCCATAACCGTGGCCGGGGGTATGAGAATTGCTTCTTATCCCACGGGTACCCACGATATGTGGACATAGGTACAAGCGAAAGGTGATGAGGAACTGGCTGATAAAAGACCGGTTTCACTCGAGTAGACCGGACTGGTTTTGGCTTACCGGTTGGGAAAGAAGCGGAAAGAAGTTTCCACTCCTTAAACAACCGAGTATGTGCCTTAACCAGAGCCTCTGCTAGCTTCCGGTCCCAATCAAGGAGCCCAGGGTCAAACTCACTTCGAGAAAGACTCTGGAGATTAGCCTCCAAGATCGAGCTGAACCGTCGTCCAAACGCACCAGTCAACCGTGTGAACATTAATGCACGGGAACCGGCCCACATTCGCTCTGAGAGCTCTTGTGCGTCGATCCAAGCACCAACCTTAGCATCGGCTTTCTGTGCCAGATCCCAGTAGACCCAAAAGGCAGGTGAGAACACCAACAATGGCGCCGAGATCGCGCCCCAAAGGGAGGACCCGAACAGAACAGACCGTTTCCAGAATCTGGAGACGATTTGTTGCTCAAGATCCCGCTTCGAAGGAGGCGGTGTCTCGCACTGTAGAACCCGAGTCAGAAGACTGATAAGGGTTCCTCAGCTTGTTCGTAATACGGGAGGATGGGAATAGCTTGATCCAGCTAGCCTTGAAATAAGGCCCACTGGCGCTACCCCATAGACCACCGTTAGGTCCTAGAACCGATGAAAGGATCGGTAACAACTGACGGTCCAACCACTTACGTGGACGGACTGAATGTAGAAACCGAACCAGATCTCGAACAACATGCGTGGAAAAGACAAAATCGCGTTTCAAAGCATCCTTGAAAAGGGTTGCCAACATGCGCGGATTACGTAGTGATGCCAAGATCAAACCAGGACTCAAAGGTGAAAGTTCACCTAGGGTCGGGGAGATCCATCTTTTGGCGAACTCAAAGCAGCCACTTTTCATCTCAAAGGATTTTGAGAGGTTAATGGTTACACCGAGACTCGTCATCAGATCAAGGTAAGCACCCGCCACACCTTCATCAGCAATGATAATATCATCACCGAGTAAGGCATAGTGGGTAAACCACCCTGTGACACCTGTACGTCGGGCAGCGACTTGCACCAGAACATGGTGAGTCACTGCGAGTATGGCCCAGGAGGACAAAGCCCCCATAGGTTGACCAACCGCGTAGAAGACAGGCTCTTTAGAAAGATACCAGGGTCGTGCTACAAGCAACGAAGCCCAATTCCGGGCCCAAGGGACGCCAAGCGCCTCCAGGACCTGGATTTGAAAAGCAATAGGAAGTCTATCCGTTGCAGCTGAGAGATCATAAGAAAAGACTTTCGCACCTGAGGCGCGGACATACGCTATAAGACGCTTGGTTGGGGCCAATTGATCAAAGGTCCCATCCTCGGGGAGAGTCTTCAGGATGTCAAACAGAGCTGAATGGAGGGGAGCAAGCAATGCCTGCGTCCACCAGTCAGTAATGGCGACAACCCGGACTTTCCCCCGAGCTTCGAATAGAGTTGCCAGCTTCCCCAGACGTGAAGGAAACTTCTTACTCATCAGTAACAAAGGAACAAGCGGCAGAGATACCAGTACTGTGAACAAATTCCAAGTTAGTAATACCCACGCCCCTTGAGCCCATGCTACAGCCACCCAATGGAACCACACAAGTGGAAACCGAAGGAAAGCTAGAGCATCAAGGCCTGAGGACCAGGTTGCACGCTTGAAGTTCGGGCCGGCACTCTCTGAAAGGTATGTCCACGAGGCCTTAGCGAAAGCAAGACCCCGGGGTAACAGACCTACAGCTTGACTCACTTCCCATGCGGCTAGTGTGGCCGCCGAACCTGAGAAGGGACCAGTAATGGTTTCCATCTTTAGGTTTGGACGGCAGCCGATCACTCTGTAAACCGAAAGGATAGTCAGAGTTACACGAATCACCGTTAGAGCATATGCATGGTCTTCACCTCGAATGAGGAGGAAGATTTTGCGTAGACTCGCCGGGAGAATCGTGGGTAAGCCATATCGAGTTAGTCGGACACGCACAGTTGGATTCAACTCTACGTACGGCTCTTTCCCAACCCAAAGCACAATGATACGAGAGACAAGGGCTAGGTACTGGGTAAGCCAAAGGCTCCCATTCGTAGACCAAAGTCTCAAGACATCACGGTGCAATGGAAGGAAACAAGTCCCCCATAACCCTCGCAGACCTATTAGCCAGACTGGTAACATCATAAAGATCCG